GTTGCCTCCAACACCGCCGGCGGGTCAGCGTCGCCGAACCGCTGAAAGTTCAACGCACCCTGAACGATCCACCACAGAATGCCCGGACCCTCTGAGGCGATGAGGCTATCCGCCAGGCCCTCTTTCTGCTCCGACACCGGCACGATGTAGTTAAACGGGATGCGGCGCAGCCGCCGCCAGAAGCTGTGCCCTCCGGACTTAACCACCGGCATGTGGTTGCCAGTGATCCAGAGGGTTAGCCGGTTCGTGAACTCGAAGTGATCCTGACGCATAGCGCGCCCGATCAGCGTGCCGTCACCCGTGAGGGCCTTGAGCTTGGTCTCATCCCAGGAACCGCCGTTGCCGCCGTTGACCTCAGACGCCACCGCCAGTCGCACCCCGCGCAGACGGGCGATCTCCGTCTCGTGGCGGTCGCCACGATCAGCGAGGAGGAAGTCCGGCGGCATGATCGCCGCGTACTCGCCGAGCACACCAGCCAGAACCTCGACGAGTACGGACTTACCGTTGGCTCCCTCACCGTTGCAAAAAGCCGCCGTCTGCGACGTCATCTCACCGATAGCCGACTTGCCGGCCCACCGCTGGATATAGGAGATCAGCTCAGCGTCGCCGCCGAACGTGCGGTCCATGAACTCGAGGAACCTCGGGGTCGCCATGTCCGGATCGACCGGAACACCCGTCGACAGTGTGCACCGCGCAGCCGGATCAGCCGGAGACACGTCACCTGACCGCAGACAGATCAGACCGTTGGGCGCGTTGAGAATCCACCCGTTCGAGTCCAGATCATCGGCCGAAGTGTGGATCGCCGGATCGCGGCGAACCAGGGCCGCCACACCGGAAATCTTGCTTGCCGACTGCAACTGACGCTGCCACGCCAACACGCCCACGTCTGCTCCTGCCCTGATTGCGCGGATGGTTCTACGCACCGCGATGTACGCGGGCGAATCGTCGGGGCGCAGACGCCAGCGCGACCCGTCCCAGATCAGCCACCGGTTCAGATCCGGCGCGAACAGCAGGTTGCCCTTCCAGCTGCGGACAACCAGCATTGCGGCGCCGTCATCGGTGCGCGGCACCGTCCCCGCGTTGGGGGCCAGGTCGGACTCGTCGACCTCGCCACCATCATCGACGCCCTCGTCATCACGCATGGCGAACAGCTCCGAAACCTCGGTAACCGCGTCCTCCACGGTTACCGGGCCGTCAGCCAGAAGGTCTTCCAGGTGCGCGTGCCCGCCCAACTCGGCGTGCACCTCCTCATCGGACATTCCGGCGACGAGATTCTCGCCCCACTCGATCGCGTCAGGAACCTCCGGAGCGGGCACATCGCGGTCCGCGCACAACACCCGGAACCGGGCCGCCACCGCGGACCTCGACGACTCCACGCCGGCCGCGGTGAGGCAGCCGCGACGCTTCATCGCCGCAACCCGCACCATCTGCGACAACAGCCACTGATGACGGCCCTCAGTCGGCACATCGTCACGCCAACCTGCCCGTGCCTGCTTTGCGTAGTCGCAATCCTTAGTTGGCATGGCGGCCCACGTCTGCTCCACCGTGAGCGTCGACACCGGCTCCGGCGCCGCCACCCCAAGACGGTCGAGAAGCGACGACAACCCCGCCACCGTCAACGCCTCGCCCGGAGCCATCTCCGCCACCACCAACTCCGGCGGCGCCGACTTGATATTCCAGCTGCCCGGCGTGCGCATCACCCGCGCCAGATCGAACACGCTGTCAATCTCCGCGCCATGCTCACGCGCGACCCGCCGGCACATATCGCCGAACCGCTTCAACAGCGACACCGCGCGGGCGCGGTCCGCGTCGGAGCCGATCTGCCCGTCGGAAATCGACCAGTAGCCATGCAGCCCACCGCCGGAGCGCACCACCGCGGACGGCGCACCGATCAGAGCTGCAATGCCGGCCAGGATCTCGCGGGCATGCCGAAGGTCCCGGCAGCCGCCGGGCTTGACGTCGAGATCCACCACCGCCGCGGCCAACCGCGTCACGTCATCGACGCCGCCGCGGCCAGAACCACCGCCGCACGTAACGGCGTTGACGCTGTGATAGACGCTCACGGTCGAGCCTAGCGACTCCACCAGCGCCACGGCCTCGATAACCGGGACCACCACGCTACGGAACTGCGAACCGGGAGCCGCGGTAGAAATCGACACACACTCGTCGGCCGTGTAGCCGAGAGCATCAGTCAGAAGGTCAGCGAAATTCACGCCGCACCCCCGAGCACCATCTCCAGCATGGACGGGCGGTGCCCCTCCCACTGTGCGATGCCGCCGTCCTCACGCGTGACGCTGACGACGGGCAGCGACATGTGGCCGGCGGCGCGCAACTTCTCGCCAACCTGCGGCAAAGTGTCGACACGCACCGCGGTGAACTCGATACCGCGCGACTGCAACCAACGCTCAGTCGCTTTGCAGGACTGGCAGGCAGCCGACTCGAACACCAAAACATCGGGCATACTTGGGGGACCTCCTCAAACTCTCAGACAGGGGATGGGTGGGTGAAGTCCCGGCGGCGCGGAGCTACGAACTCCGCGCCGCCGGGCGCTAACCACTAGGCCAGCGCGGCCAGAGCGGCCTCAGCCGTCAGCGGCGGAGCGGTCGGAACCGACACCTTCGGTGCGGGCACGATGGGCGGGCCCGCCGGCACAGCCACCGGCACCGGGGCCGGCGCCGTGTAGGAGGCCGCGTACACCTTGGCCCCCGCGATGCCGGGACGGGTCGGAGCCAAATCCCCGGTGTACGTCACGCTGAGCGCGCCACCCACCTGGAGGCCCGTCACGCCGGCCGCGCGAACCGCATCCGCCACCGCGTTCTTGAGACCCGCTTTGATAAAGAACCGCTGCGGGCCCTCCGCCGTGTTCACCTCGACGACCATCTGCAGCCTCGGGCTGCCGTCCGCCCATGCGAGGGGCTCGTTGGTGCCGAATGCGGTCTGCTGCACCACCGTCGGCTCGGTGGTGATCGTTCCGGCCACCGTGGTTCCGATCGTCGGGAACTTCGCGGCCGGCGAGCCGCTACCCGTCAGAAACTGATTGGGGTCGATCATCGTGTGTTACCTCTTCCTGTTATTTCTTCCTTGGCGCGGCGATTGGTCCGCTCGCCGCGGGCGGTGTCTGGGGGGCTACTTGCCCGGGCAGGAAAACGTGCCGTCGCGAGGTGTCGCCGCCGAGTACACGGGGCAGAACCGGCAACCCTTATCCGGCGTTGCCGGCACCCGCGACAACTGCGAGAAATCTGCGGCCGCACCGATAGCGGCGACCGCCGTGCGAACCTTGGCGAGGCGATCCACCGCCGCGTCGGCCACCGACGGGTCGAACGGTGCCGTCCACAGATACGAGCCGGACAGGCTGCCGGCGCGGGGCAACATCCAGATAGCGACCTCCCGCACCTCGTAGCCGGCGCGAACCCAACCAGCCCCGTAGCACATAGCCTGGACCACGTAATGGCGCGGCGGCCCGTCCTTCTTGTACGCGCGGAACGTGGTGGCGCCCAGGAACTTGTGGTCGATTGCCCTGCCCTCGATGACGTCGAACAGATCGCAGCTCCCCGACAAACCGGGTGCAACCTCCACCCGATTCTCGATCAGCCACCGCAGGTGCTTGCCCTCCGCGGTGAGGCGTGCGTTGTCGGCGTTGAACGCCTCCTCGAGCTTTGCGTGCCCGGCGGTGCCCAACCAGGCCGGCATGATATCGCCGGCCGGATTCACGCGCGGTGCCCCCGCAACCTTCGCCGCCAGTTGGCGAGTGCAAGCCACGCCCACCTCCGACGGTCCGATCGCGCGCTGCAGGCTCCGCGGGTGGTTCAGCCAGTCCCGCTCCACCACCGCGATCAGGTCGTCGCGCACCGAATCCACCACCGGCGCGGGCACCGCGTCGGCGAAGAAGTCGTCCTGAGTTGCGAGAGTCACTGTGCTAGTTGTCCTTTCGGGGATTACTACAAGTATGCGGTACGGGTGTCACATGAAATGGCTGCATATTCGCGGGGAGGCCGGTAAACCCGGCCGGCCTCCCCGCTGTCGCCTATCGCGCCACCGACAGGTTCCGCACTGACGGGTCGGCGGTGTGCGCGTCGGCCAAAGCCTGCGCGTCCTCCGCCGTCGCGTACGCGCGCGAGATCATCCCGCACGGGCAGACGGCCCGGAAGGGCCGCCCGCCGTGGTAGGAGACGTACTCGACCCGCGCGACGTGCTCCACGGTCATCGCAGCCCGAGCTCGGCGTCCGTGATGGTGGTGGACAGCGCCCGCCCGTCGGCCGCGGTCTGCGGCGTCGGGATGATCTGGCACAGCCCCGCCGCGACAGTACCGTCGGGGGTCATGCCCTTCACCCAGTCGAGCAGGCCCGAGCGGTCGTCGGGAACGATTGCGGCCAGAACCACGATCACCGCGGCCGCCTCCTCCGGCGCCATGCCGCGAGCGCGCTCCCACACCACCGCGGGGTCCTGATCCCAGACGGACGTGATGAGCCCGTACGCGGTCTCGAGTGCGGCAGAAGCAGCCCCGCGGTGAGTAGCCGTGGGGCCGTCCTCGAGGCTTGCAAACCGGAGAATCGGCCGCGCCGACTCCGGATCGAGCGCCCGGTGGATCCGACCCACCATCGGGGAGGCCGAGTGGCGAGTCAGCAAAGCCAACCGGGCCACCGCGGTCATATCGAGCAGGTCCGCTCCGGCGTCGCCGCCGGCGACCTCGTCGGCGTTACGTGCCACCGTTGATCGAACCGTTTTGTGGGACAGTCCGAGCAAGAGCGCCACCTGGGGGCGACTCAGCGGCGGGCCGGACGGGTCGACACCCAGAGCGGCCAGCGGCGACAGGTCGGCCACCAGCCGGTCCCGCTTCTGGCGCGCCTCGGCAAGGGAGCGGTGCTTGCGCATCCGCCCCGCGGACGGTGCCGCGGGTTCGGGGTCGTCGGTGTCCCGGATGAACCGCGGGTCGTACTCTTCGAACGCCTCGCCGTACGGGGATGTTGCCGACAGATCATCACTGGTGTTAAATTGGTTTTGCATCTCATTCTCGCTTTCATTCATGACGGGTGATTCGGGTTTTGGTGCTCGGCCCTCCGGGAGTTGACGCTCCCGGGGGGCCTTTCTTCGTTCCGGCGCCTTTGCCGGTACTCACGCAACTATAACGGCCCGTTGCCGCATTTGTTCCGCGGAATCGCGGCCGCGCAGCGAACTTTGCAAATCATCCACACCAAATGTAAAACGGCCCCCACCAGGCCATTTCTCTGTTTTAGATATTGGGGAATTGCGCGAAAGCCGGCACTAGCTGCAATTGTCACGTCCTATATCGGCGGCGATGCGTACGCAGTTGCTCACGCATTTTGCACGTGCAACAAGGACACGTGATGCCTATCACACATTCTTAAATCGGCAGGAATCCGGCGTGTCGCGAGTGCGAATGCTTACAGCCTTGCAAGCGTCGATTACTGGTGCCACCGCGGGTACGGTGCCACGGAAAGCCTGTGGATAACTTCGCGGCACTCCAGCAGTGTTCGAACGCGTGTTCTAACAACGCAGGGCAGTAACGGGAAAGCCCAGGGCACCTAGGAAACGCTCTGACCTGCAGTAGGGCACCTAGGGCAGTAGTTGTCCATTATCGCTCATATGTTGTTACTAATGTTAATAGAGTGCATATAGGGAATAGCGTATAGCGTTTGAGGGTGACAATGGCGAAATGCTGCCCTAGGTGCCCTACTGCAGGTCAGCGCGTTGCGTTGGTGCCCTGGACTGCCCTGGGCCGCCCCAGGCCGGCCAGCCTGTGGATAACTAGCCATCATCGAACGCGTGTTCGAACGCCGGATGCACCCGCGGTGGCCCCGGCAGCGCCACGGCGCCACCGGCCGACATGCAGCAATGCCCGTAAGGGCCCCCAGATCGAATGCTAAGCGACTTAAACAGCTTCCCTCTATGAATCCTTAGGCGAGACCGTTTTCGTCGCTTACAGAGCCTCTCAGAGCCCCATCGAATATGCAGCCATTTCATGTGACGCTCGCATGTTAGTATTATTGAGGTTGGGGAAAACGCTACCCATTTACAGGTCAGCACCCGCAACCCTCTTGATGCGGCCGCAGCCGGCCGCGCAGCAACCCTCACCCACACGGGACCCCCCTTTACCTATACGCCCGATAAGGCGTGAGGCTGCATGCTGCGCGGCCGCGCGGCCACCAAAAACTAATCGCGCGGAGGTGGGCTTACTTTGTCTGTCCACCACCAGACCGAGACTGTGACGCTGCACCACGGCGACTGCTTGGACGTTATCCGCGACCTACCCGACAACAGCGTCGACAGCATTGTCACCGACCCGCCGTACGGTCTCGGGTTTATGGGCAAGGCGTGGGACGTTGGCGCTATCGCGTTTAACCCCGTTCTCTGGAAAGAGGCCCTCCGCGTTCTCAAGCCGGGCGGCCACATGGTGGCGTTCGGCGGGACGCGCACATGGCACCGGCTCGCGGTAGCCATCGAGGATGCCGGGTTCGAAATTAGAGACAACTTGGCGTGGCTGTACGGGAGCGGGTTTCCTAAGTCGTTGGACGTGGGCAAGGCGATTGACAAGGCGGCGGGCGCTGAGCGAGAGGTTATTGGCAAGTACCGAAGCCCAGAAGGAACCAGCGGCGGCAAGGGCCGCAAGTTCTGTCACGGAGTTCAGGAACTTGATGGCCTTCCGGACATCACCGCCCCCGCCACCGACGCCGCGAAACAGTGGCACGGTTGGGGCACCGCACTTAAACCCGCGTTCGAGCCGATCGTGTTGGCGCGTAAGCCGTTCCGCGGTACCGTCGCCGGCAATGTGTTGGAGCATGGCGTCGGGGCGTTGAATGTTGACGGGTGCCGTGTAGCTGCAACTGACGGCTACCCCGAAAACTCAGTGACGCAGGGCGTGAATACCGCGAAGTCAAGTTACGCGCCCGCGCAGACTCGGCAGACCTTTGCGCCATCAGACGCCGGCCGTTGGCCCGCGAACGTCCTTCTCGACCCCGCCGCCGCCGCTGAGGTGGATGAGCAGAGCGGGGTTAGCAAGTCCACACCCGCGGTCGGAATCAAGCGGCGTGGTCGTTCGGCGGGAATCATGGGGGAAGTTGGGGAACTGCGGGACGGTCGGCCAGAGGGTCACGCCGACTCCGGCGGCGCGTCCCGATTCTTCCCCACATTCCGCTATCAGGCCAAGGCGCCGACCAAAGAGCGCCCCGACGTTAACGGCGTACGCCATCCAACCGTCAAGCCCTTAGCCCTGATGCAATGGTTGGTACGTCTCATCACCCCTCCCGGCGGTACTGTGCTCGAGCCGTTCGCCGGTAGCGGCGCCACCGTAGAGGCTTGTTTGCTTGAGGGTTTCGCGTGCGTGGCCATTGAGCGCGAGTCCGAATACATGCCGCTGATCGTGTCGCGGATTGAGCGGGCGTCCTGATGTTTGAGGCCGCCTTTGCTTCCCTCGCTAGCGTATGTGAGCGCACACGCCAGGAGCTGGCGTCATACCGTCAACAGCGCCCCGGCGATACTGACGCCGCGTTTATCGAGCAGAGCGTGCACGAGTTTATTCGTGCGGGCCGGGAGACTGAGGATCCGAGGCCGGGTCTACGCAATATGGCGTTGAGTGTCTACCTACTCGTAATCAAATGCGATGAGGTAGCGCGCCTTACAGCGCGTGTAGCTCAGCTCGAGGACGCGCTCGACATGCGCGACGATGCACTCGCCATCGCGTGGGACATGATCGACAAGCACGACAACAACGGCGAGCCCGATGAGGATGAGTCGTAGTGGACGTGTGCACTGTGGTTAACGTGACGCTGTGGGCGCTCGGCGTGTTCGTCTCTGTGTGCTGACATGGGCGTGACCCCCGTCAAGCGTGACTCGACTAAGCGCAACCACCACCGACGCATCCTCGCTAAGGGTCAGCCGCCGTGTCACTGGTGCGGCGAGGACATTGACTACACCGCCGATTGGTTAGACCCTCTTGCCTACCAGGTGGACCACGTCATCCCCCTAGCGAAGGGTGGGCTCGATGAGCTCACCAACCCCGATGGCTCGGTGCAGAAGGTGCCCAGCCATCGGGTATGCAATAGGGCCAAGGGTGTCTCTATTCCATTACCAACAGGCGCGACCTATGTCACCGAGCGGCGCTGGACTTAGTCGCTAAAACAGCGACAGTTTGTATCTAGAACAGCGAAAACGGTGGCTAAAACAGAGACAAACCGCCCAGGGTGGGGGCCTCTGACCTGGGGTTTTGCCTAACCATCTCGAGGCGCATAGGCCACTCTCACACACGAAGAGCATTACCACATTAGGGGGGCCGGTTTTCCTTGTCCTCCATCGTTGACGCGGCCGCCACCGGGGAGCAATTAGCCACTCTGCGGGCCGTGCGAGACCAAATCGCCGCCGACCTTGAGGTGTGCGCCGCCATGCGTGACCGAACCGCGCTCTACGCCCGCCTGGTCGACGTTATCGCCCGGATAGATGAGCTGGCGCCGGCCGCCCCGAAGGGTGACACAGTTGACGAAATCGCGCGGCGTAGGGCTGCTAGGCGTGCAAGCGCCGCCAAGGGTGCTGCACGGGCCAAAGACGCGGCAAAATAGCTGGCAGGACGTCTCGGACCTTGCCGCGGGTTTCGGCGTTGTGCTGGATCCGTGGCAGGAGACTGTTCTACAGGCTGCGATGGGTGAACGCCCGGATGGTCAGTGGGCGGCCCGTCAGGTGGCGATCAGTGCCCCGCGTCAGAACGGCAAAAGCGAGATCATCGTCGCCCGAGCCCTCGCTGGGATTCTCTTGTTTGGAGAACAAACGATCATCGTTAGCGCGCATCAGCAGGACACGGCCAGAGAGGTCTTTGGCAGGCTGCTCGGCATTATCGAGCAATTTCCTAACTTGGAAGAGCGCGTCGAGTCCGTTATGCGCGCCGTTAACCGCGAGTACATACGTTTCAAGTCCGGTCAGACAATAAGGTTTAAGGCCCGCTCGACTGGCTCCGGCCGTGGCTTCTCTTGTGATTGCCTCTTGCTCGATGAGGCACAGATTCTCTCTCCCTCTAGTTGGTCAGCGATCCTGCCCACGATGAGTGCCCGCCCCAACCCTCAGGCGTGGCTACTCGGAACACCGCCAACAGAAAATGATGATGGCGAAGTTTTCGAGCGGATGAGAAACCTGGGCGTCCTTGGCCGGGAAAACACGGTCGCCTACTTGGAGTGGGCGGCGGAGTCGGACGACCCGATCGACGACCCCCTCACGTGGGCTAAAGCAAACCCCGCCTACGGTTCTCGCATTTCCCAGGAGGCCGTCGCGACTGAGCTGGCGTCCATGTCGGAGGAGCAGTTCCGGCTAGAGCGCCTCGGCATTTGGAATGAGGCCGCCGCACATATGCCGGTTATCCCGGCGGCGGTGTGGCGCAAGCTGAACGCGCCGGGCCCGGACTCGGAGACGCCGCCGACGGCGTTTGGCGTCGACATGTCGCACGCGATGCAAATAAGCGTCGCCGCGGCGTGGGTGGTTGAGGACTCAATCCACGTTGAGGAAGTGTGGGCGGGCGGCGATGTTGCCGCGGCCGTGCAGTGGATTGCTACCGCGGCCGGCCGGCGCACCGAGGTTGTTATCGACGACCTGAGCCCGGCGTCGCAGATGGTGCCGGAGCTGATTAACCGCCGGGTTAAGGTTCGAAAGAGCACGGCCCGCGATATGGCTAAGGGCTGCTTGCAGTTCGAGTCTCGCGCGGGCGCCGGCACGGTGTCGCACGCGGGGCAGGCTCAGTTGGCGGCCGCGGTTGCCGGCGCCAAGAAACGACCGATTGGCGATGCCGGCGGGTGGGGTTGGGACCGCCGCGATGCCTCTTCCCAGATCCATCCTCTAGTCGCTTGCACTCTTGCGCTGCTGTCCGCGTCTTCTACGCGCCGGCGCACGACGGGCGAGCGCACTTCCGCGAACAGAAAGGCGGCAATCCTTTTATGATTCCCGCTTACGGTGGCGGCGAGCACTATACGTCGCTATGGACTACCGACTACTGGACAATCCATCTTCCGGACTTGTCCTACGATGAGGATCTGCTGCTTAATCATCTGTTGCGGCAGTTGCACGACCGCACACCGCGAAACATTTTGCGGGAGTCGTATTACGATGGCCGCCGCGCGGTTCAGCAGGTCGGAACGATCATTCCGCCGCAATACTACAACTTGGGACTCACGCTCGGATGGTCCGCTAAGGCCGTTGACGCTCTGGCGCAACGCACGAACCTAGACCGATTCGTGTGGACTGACGGCGACTTAAACTCTCTCGGTTTTAGAGACGTCTGGGAGCAAAATTACTTCGGCGCCGAGTCTAACGCCGCGTTTGTGGCTTCTCTAATTCATGGTGTCGCGTTCCTGATTAACACCAACGGTGACACCGACGAGCCGGACAGCCTCATCCATATCAAGGACGGCTTATCCGCGACGGGTGACTACAACCCGCGGACTCGCCGCATGGATAACCTTCTCTCGATCACGGGGTGGTGTACGGAGTCGAAGGCGCCGACCGAGCTTGCCCTGTATCTGGACGGCGAAACGATTACCGCCGTCCGCGACGGCGGCGAGTGGTTCGTGGACCGGGTCCGGCACCCGTACGGCGTGCCGGTGGAGGCTTTGGTGTATCGCCCGCAGGTGCGCCGGCCGTTTGGAACGTCGCGTATCAGCCGGCCGGTTATGGCGATTCACGATCAGGCAATACGAACGCTTATTCGCATGGAAGGGCACGCGGATGTGTTCTCCTATCCGGAGTTGTGGATGTTGGGTGCGGATGAGTCCGTCTTCCGCAACGCCGACGGCTCGGTTAAGCCGAGCTGGCAGGTCATGTTGGGCCGCATTAAGGGTGTGCCGGATGATCCGGACGCCGACCCACAACTTGCCAGGGCGGATATCAAACAGTTTCAGGCGCACAGCCCGCAGCCGCATATCGACCTGTTCCAGCAGCATGCAAATAATTTTTCGGGCCAAACTTCCATTCCGGTAACGGAATTAGGCGTGCAGGCCCGCACCAACACGACCACCGCGGACGGCACCGACGCCGCCGACCGCGCTCTGGTTCGCACGGCCGAGGACGCGATGGCAAATTGGGCGCCGGCGTTGCGTCGGGCCATGATGCGCGCACTCGCAATCCAAAACGGCTTAACCGCTGTGCCGGCAGAGTGGCAGACCATCGACACCAAGTGGCGTAACCCGGAGTACCTGAGCCAGTCCGCGGTCGCGGATGCCGGCATGAAGAAACTTGCCGCGGTGCCGTGGCTTGCCGAGACTGAGGTGGGGCTCGAGTTGCTGGGTCTGGATGATCAGCAGATCGCCCGCGCAATGTCGGAGAAGCGCCGGGCGGTGGGCACCGCGACGGTGATGCGGTCGGCGTTGGACGCGTTGAAGCAACAACAGCAGGCTCTGCCGGCGGCGCCGGATGTTGCGGCCGCGGTGACAGAACCTACCGCAAATGTCGCTGGCAACTGACCTCGAGTTGGTGACCGGCTTGGCCGCGTCCGAGCTTGAGCAGCTGTGGGCGCTGGAGAATCCGGAGCTGGTGGCCGCCGCGCTGTGGGATGTGGTCCCCGCTCAGGTGGATGAGTGGGCGCTAGCCGCGTCCGCCGTTGCCGCCGAGTGGTATGACGCCGAACGTGAACGCGAAGAAATCGAGGGCACTTTTCAAGCCATCGTGGCGCCGCTGGGGGACCTCGGTACCGAGGCCCTTATCGGGTGGTCGGTGGCGGCGCTGTATCAGCCTGAACCTGATCTGGCGCTGGCGAAGTCCCGCCTGACTGGCGGTGTGCAGAAGCGCCTCGCGAATTCCGCCAACAGCACGATCACCGGTTCTACCGTGCGCGATCCGCAGGCCCGCGGGTGGTACAGAATCACCCGCCCGGATGCGTGCAACTTCTGCAAGATGGTCGCTAGTCGTGGCGGTGTGTTCACTGAGGCTACCGCTCGGTTTGCTTGCCACGATCACTGCTACTGCCGCGCGGCGTCCGCTTGGGTTGGCCGGGAGGTTCCGGTGCAGAAATACACACCCTCGAAGCGCGACGACCGCGACTTCTACGACCAGCAGGAGCGCGGCAACGCTGCCGCGCGAGCCTGGATCAAGAAGAACCTTAAATAGAGACTTCCCCGCCCTAAATGGGACCGGGGCCACTTCCGAAATGGGAGAACACCGCATGTCTGATGTAACAACCGCCGAAGTCGCCGAAACGGTAACCGAGGACGTAACCCCCGACGCTCTGCAACTCCCGGATGATCACCCGTTGGTGAAAACTCTTGCAGCCCAAAAGACTGCAATCAAGGAGTTGAAAGCCAAGGCCAGTCGCCTCGATGAGATTGAAGAGGCGCAGAAGTCCGAGGCTGAGAAGGTCGCCGACAGGTTGGCTAAGGCCGACTCTGAGGTCGCCGGCATCCCGTCGCGGGTTACTGAGGCGCTCAAGGCGCACCTTGTGGTTCTGCACGAAATTGCAGACGAGGACGCCGAGTTGTTCCTCACTGCTACCGAACCGGAGACCCTGCTGAAGCAGGTCGACCGGCTGGTTGGACAGGGCAAGCGCAAGCACGTAGTGCCCCGCGAGGGTCGCACACCCAATCCCGCCCCGACTGATCCGACTCGCGACTTTCTGCGAACGATCAACGGGCAGTAACCGATTCACTAGGAGTAAAACAATATGGCTGCTCTACAGAGTACCGACCTCTTCCTTCCCACTAACATTGCGTCTGGCATCGTCGAGAAGACGAAGACTGCCTCGACCGTCGCGAGCTTGTCCGGACAGGAGCCGATGCGGTTCGGCAACCTGAACATCGTCACGTTCGATGAGGACTTGTCGGCGGAGTTCGTCGAGGAGTCGGCGCACAAATCAGCGGACGAAGCGCGCCCCTCGTTTGTGACCGCGGTGCCGCACAAGGCCGTCGTTCAGATGCGGACCTCGGATGAATTCCGCTGGGCCGACGAGGATTACCAGCTGGGTATCCTCAACAAGTTTCAGGAGAAGTGCGCTCGCGCCATCTCTCGCGCGCTCGATCTGGGCCTGTACTACCGGCTGAACCCGCGCACCAACAGCGAGATCCCAAGCTGGACTAACTACCTCAACACGACCGATAAGCGCGTGCCGGCGGGGAGCTTGGCCGACATGGACTTCGAGCAGGCCGCCGGCCTGGTCATCGCCGACGGCTACAGCGTGAACGGTGTCGCGTTCGATCCGAGCTACGCGTGGACCCTGTCGACCGCCCGCTACCAGGACGGTCGCAAGAAGTTCCCCGAGTTGGGTCTCGGTAACGGCATCTCATCGTTCGAGGGCGTCAACTCGGCCACCTCGAGCACCGTCTCGGGCAAAGCGAAGGATGGCGACCCCACCGACAACGGCGTCAAGGCAATCCTCGGCGACTTCCAGGGCGGTATCCGCTGGGGCGTGCAGAAGAGTTTTCCTTTCCGCATGCTGGAGTTCGGTGACCCCGACGGCGCCGGCCGCGACCTGGCCGGACACAACGAGGTGTTGTTCCGCGTCGAGCTGGTCTACGCGTGGTTCGTGTTCTCTGAGCGGTTCGCCGTCATCGAGGGCACGCCGACCACGCCGGACCCGGTGAAGGCCCCGGCCGCGACCTCCAAGGCCGCGAAGTAGTAAACCGCTAGAGGAGGGCCCGGGCAGATCCTCGGGCCCTCTTCTGCGGCGGTCACCATGACTGTCACTCTCACGCCGGAAGATCTGGCGCCGTTCGCACCGGGTATCCCGCCCGATAAAGCACAGGCGATGATCGACGACGCGTTGGCGCTCGCCGCTGTCATTGCCCCGTGCATTCTCGAGCCCGACTTCCCGTACGACGACGCAGCTAAAGCGATTATCCGCGGGGCTGTGTTGCGTTGGGAGGCCGCCGACACCGGCGCGGTGACCGCACAAACTGCCGGCCCGTTCTCGGTGCAAATCGATTCAACGGTCCGCCGCTACGGAATGTACACGCCGTCGGAAATCGAACAGCTGCAGGCGTTGTGCAAGATGTACACCGGAAACACCGGCGGCGCCGCGTGGGGCTACGACACCATCCCAACGGGGGTTGTTCAGCAACACGACGAAGCCTGCTGCAAAACCTTCTTCCGCAATCACGAGTGCAGCTGCGGCGCAAACCTGACGCCGTCTGGCCGGCCGCTGTATCCCTCGTTGGATGGGAGCTGGCGGCGGTGAGGTTAACGCCTCTACCGTTCACGTGTGCCCATGAGGCGTACAGCGGGGAAGAGATCGACGGCCACGGCAACGTACAGCCGAGCTGGCTTGACCCGGTGGACGTGGCCTGTATCTGGTGGTCGGATAGCTCTGAGGAGCCGGCCGGCCCGCCGACCGGTTCGGAACGTGTCATCGAGGAGCTTTTTCTGGTTGTCGACGCCGCGCTGGTGGTCGATCATAGAGACAAATTCTCGGTTACTGGCCGGCGGTTCGCCGTTAACGGTTTGCCGAAAGAGTACGATCACGGCCCGTTCGGGTTTGCACCGACGCGCCAGGTTGTGGCGTTGCGGTCGGTGCGCTAGTGGCTAGATTCAAGGCGAACCGCGCCGGCTTCAACGAGTTACGCAACGACCCAACCTATAAGGCGATGCTTAAGCGCCACGCCGACGCTATCGAGGCCGCTGCCAATGCGATACCGCCGACGACGGACACCCCGCTCGAGGAGCCGTACTACAAAACGTACGACGGCTCCGACAAGAAGCGGGCCCGGTATCGGGTGGTTACGACGAGTATTCGCGCGAGCCGCCACGAGGCGAAAACCTTTGCACTAGAGCGGGCGTTGAGCTCCGATGGCTGACGACCTGTTGATGTTCCCGGACATGGACCGGGTTGCCCGCGCTTACCTGTTGGCCGGTTTGGCTGATCAGGGTATCGAGGGTGTTCCGGTGGCTACGCGCATCCCTTCGCCGATGCCCGACTGGTTTATTCGCGCCTTTGCGTTGCCGGGCAACGAAACCACAATGCGTACACAGTGGGTTCAGATCATCGTGCAGGTGTACGGCACCGACGATGAGTACACTTCGCAGCTTGCCCGCACGTGTGCGGCGATTATGCGGGCGGCCCCCGAAACGGCGGTCGATCTTTACGACAGCGGCGAACTGCTGCACTATGTTTCGGCGCCGGTCGAGAAGAACGGCCCGTTCCCGTCCGATGACCCGGACATTCCCGACCGTTCTCTATATCAGGTCAACATCACTTGGACTGTTTTGTCTCAGTCCACGTACCAATAATCAAACCACGCCAACACCTTTGGAGGAATAATGGCGACTACACAAGGCCACACGATTGGCCGAAATACCTTTGTCGGTACCCCTAAGGTTACCGGCGGCATCTGGTTGGTTCCGCAGAATGTGGCGCTGCCGACCGACGCGACCTCGGAGCGCCCGCCGGAGGCCGTGAGGTTGGGCGGTGTTTCAGATGAAGGCTACACCTACTCGGAAGAGCGCTCGACAGACAAGAAGATGGACTGGAACGGCGACAAGGTCCGCAGCCTCCAGACCAGCAAGGACGACGCGTTCGAGGTGACCTTCATCGAGTTCTTGAACCCGGCGGTCATGGGTGTGCTGTACGGCTCGGAGAACGTGACCGTGACCCCGGCTACCGCCACGGCGGGCACCGAGATTGCGGTTCGCCACGTCTCGGATCAGCTCGAGCATGGCTCGTACATCATCGACACTTTCGACGGAAAGACTAAGCGGCGCCGCGTCATTCCGGATGCGCAGCCGGCCACCATCGAGCCGATTGTCGAGAAGCCGGGCGACTGGTCCGTGTACAAGGTGAAGTTCGACATCTACCCGGACTCGCAGGGTGTCACCAGCTACAGCTACACCGTTCTGGACGACGCCACCGGTACCACGCCGCTGGGCGTGAACGCCAAGGGCGAGACCGTGCACGACACCGCGAAGGCGGCCAATAAGGACCGCGTCGCCGGCGTCACCGCCGAGGACAAGGCGGCCGAGAAGGTCGAGCCCGTCGCGGCTGTCGCCGACAAGGCACCGGTTACCGCTCCGGCTCAGGCCAAGTAGTAACCCGGGTTACCTCCCCCGCCGCATTCACCTCGACGCGGCGGGGGAGGTTCAACCAGCCGAGGTGAGCCGAGGTGGACTATGACTAAGAAGACCGAGACTGCCGACGTGGTCGACACCGCGCCGGAGACTGAGACCCCCGCGCCCGTGGTGGAGAAGCCGGCCAAGCCGGCGCCGAAACCGAAGCCGGGCGACGAGGACTACGACTGGTCCGCTGAGTACGACGGCGGGCCGGTGTACCTGCACACCTTCCCCGACGGAACCGTGGTGGGGCTCAAGCCGTTTGGCACCATCTACAGCAAAACGTGGCTGTATAAGGTCCGTAACGCCACGTCGGATGTGGACCTGGAATTCTCGGCGTTGGACCGTGGCTCGTGCCCGGCCGCCCGCCGCGTGCTCGAGGGGCTCGACGATACCGAGGGCGACCCGCTGAGCGACTTGTTCTCGGCGTGGGCCAAGGCGGGCACCGAAGGGTTAACCTCGGGGGAATAGCCTGGCTGGTTCGCACCGCTACGGGTGAACTGGCCGACGCTGTAACGCGGGACCTGCTTACGGACCGTCTCACATTTGACGAGTTGGGCTGGCGCGGGCTGTGGTGCTACATCACAGCGGCGCCGCCCGGCACCGCTATCTATCACAAGCGCAACGAGGGCTGGACCATCGGCGACCACCTCGCCGCGGAGCAGTTGTACGAGGCCAGAAAACTCGGATGGCGTTACACCGCTCTACATTTCAAGGGCGGCAAGGATATTCCGTTCCCGGATCAGATCGCTCGGCCGGGGTTGGAGTTGCCCGAGGTGTACGACGGCCCCACGTGGGAGACCGCCACGGCGGACGATATCGAAATCGCGCCGGAAGTTATCGCGTTGTTTAGGGAGGGGTGATTCGCCAATATGCCAGAACTGGGTAGTGCGTGGATCAGCCTGACGGTATCAACCCGAGACGTCGAGACCGATATCCGCAAGGCGGTCAAGAACGCCGAGAAGTCGGCGAAGATCGCGCCCGACGTCGACGCCACAAAAATGTCCGGCAAGGCGCGGACCGCGGGCTCCCGTTTCCGCCAACTGTTCACCAGTGCGGCGAAATCCTCCCCGGACGTCGATACATCACGCATGACGGCCAAGGCCGCGTCGGCCGGCCAGGAGTTCGGGTCTAAGTTCTCGTCCGGCGCTAAGGCGGGGCTTGCCGCGCTGGGTGCCGCCGGGGTGGCGTCGACGCTCGTAAGCCAGTTTAAAGAAGTCATGAATGTTGGTATGGATTACACCAACAACATGAACACCCTGCAGTCGGTGACGCGTGCGGGCGCCGATGAGATGGCCCGCGCGGGGGACATGGCGCGGAAACTCGGCCAGGATGCAAGCCTGCCCGCGGTGTCGGTCAACGACGCCGCCGCGGCGATGACGGAACTAGCTAAGGGCGGTTTGACTCTTCAAGAGTCGATGACCGCGTCGAAGGGCACACTGCAACTTGCCACGGCGGCGGGTGTGTCTGCTCAGCAGGCCGCCACCATTCAGGCCGACGCGTTAAACACTTTCCAGCTCGGTGCGGACCAGGCCAACCGGGTCGCCGACCTGCTGGCTAATGCGGCTAACGCGTCCAGCGGTGAGATAACAGACTTTGCTCAGGGTCTCGCGCAGGCCGGCTCGGTTGCGGCCGGGTTCGGGGTTCCAATCGAGGACACCGTCACCTCTTTGGCGATGTTCGCGAAGATGGGCGTCAAGGGTTCCGACGCCGGAACGATGATGAAGACCTCGCTGCAGGCCATCACAGACAAGGGAAACCCCGCGCAGGGTGCTATTAAAGCGCTCGGCCTCGAGCTGTACGACGCTAACGAGCAGTTTGTCGGCTACCCCGAGATGATGAAGCAGGTAGCTAAAGCTTCAAAGAATATGAGCGAGGAGCAGTTCCAGTCGGCCACGGCGGTTCTGTTCGGCTCAGATGCTATGCGGGCCGCGATGATTGCGGCCAACGGCGGCGCGGAGTCGTTCGACGCGCTATCCGCTGAGGTTCAACGGGTGGGCGGCGCGGCCGAGGTTTCCGCCGCTAAGACTAAAGGTTTGCCGGGCGCGTGGGAGCGCGTCAAGGGCGCGCTTGAGGGTGTGCAGCTGCAGGCTTATGACCTCGTGGACGGTCCGCTAGAAGGTTTGGCCGACACCGTAACGGCGGGACTTAACAGCCTCGGCAATGCGGGCGATTCGTCGACGTTCCAGAAGATCGCCGACGCGGTCAAGGAGGCGGCGCCGGGGCTCGGCGACATTGCGGTTTCTTTGGGTAAGGCTGCCGGCACTATCGGCGGCGCCGCGTGGGGTGTGTTCACCACCGCCCTCGAGGCGGCCGCGGCCGCGTTGAAGATCCTCGCGCCACTACTTCGCAGCGTCGGCGACTTTATGCGCGACAACCAGACGCTGGTTACCACTTTTGTTGCCGCGTTCGCGGGGTTCAAGTTTTTACCGGCGGCGCTGTCCCCGGTTACCACGGCGCTGGGCAACCTCACGACGAAGGCAAAAGGCGTCAAAGGTGGCGTCGCGAATATGGCCGACTCGTGGAAAACGATGGTTGGCTACTTGCAGCAGAGCCGCCCTGAACTGTCGAAGACTGAGGCCCGGCTGACGTTGCTCCGCGACGGCGCCAAGGGGGTCGCCACCAACGGTTTCGGCGCCATGAAGACCGGAATAGGTAACCTGGTGGGCGCTCTCGGCGGCCCGCTCGGTATCGCTCTGGCCGGTGGTGCCGCCGCGTTTGGTTACATTGCGAGCAAGAACGCCGAGGCGACCGCGGCGGCGGCGACTCACAAAGCGACGGTCGAAGAAGAGGCCACGTCGCAGCGCGACCTGACCACGGCACTGCTGGGCACCGCCGGCGCGTGGGATGAGGTTACTAACGCCGAGGCCCGCAACCGCGTCAAAGAGGCTGTCGAGGAGTTGGGGACGCCGACGGCGGCGCCGTCGTTCCTCGATAACTTCCGCGACGAGGGCGGTTCACTGCTCGGCGGTCTAACCGACTGGTCCCGCACCACCAAAGCTGAGGCGATGGAGGCGTCGGCGAAACTCCGCGCCGATGCCGCAGCCGCAATCAAAACTCTAGTTCCCGATGAGGGCGCGCTCACTGATCAGATTAAGGGCGACCAGGCGCAGTTCGACGCGCTCGTTACTTCTCTGCAGAATCAGGGCGAGGCCGGCCAGTTGGCCGCAACGAAGCTACGCGAAACCCGCGCGGCGATCGTGGAGGCGTCGGAGTCCGCGGCCACGGCCGCCCCGGTGCTGTCCCGCATGGGCGACGGCACCAAGCAGTCCGCGGAACAGTTGGAGAGTTTCGCGTCGAAGGTCCGGGTCGCGTTCGAGGCGGTCCCCAAAGATGTTCCCATTAAGGTTGATACGCCTAACGGTCAGCTTGTTTTAGAGACTTTGCAGAAGTTGAAAGCCGACGTCGAGGTTATCCCCGACACTAAAGAAATTGGGATTAACGCCCCGAATTCCAAAGAGGTCACCGACGCGCTGGCCGCCATTGGCGTCCTGGTCCGCGAGGACAACGGCAAGCTGATCATCGTTGAGCAGGAGGGCGCGGAGCAGGCCGGCGCTGAGATTGACGCCGCCGCGAACAAAGAGCGCGTCGCCAGTATCAGCGTTATTGCCAAGTACGGCGAAGGCATCGTCAACGACCCGGCGATACAACAGCAGTTCCGCAACGACCTAGCCGGCGCTTTCGGTCGCGGCCCGGTTACCCCCCGCGCGGAGGGCGCTATCGTCCCCGGTAGCGGTATGCGGATGATCGACAAACCCGAGCAAGCCGATATCTATGACGGCGTGGGCGCCGGTACTGTCTTTGCCGAGCAGGAGACCGGCGGCGAAGCATACATCCCGCTTGCCCCCGGTAAGCGTGGCCGGTCTACTGAGATTCTCGCCGAGGTGGCGCGGTTGTTCGGTCTGACCTTGTCCGCTCCAACGGGTGCTAGTGGTGGAACGGTCAACGTCGGTGGCGGCGGCGGGGACCTAATCACCAGCCTAAGTACCGCTGTCACGGCGCCGATTGTTTCCGCGCTGGAGCAGTTGCGGTCCGCCCTGGTGTCGTCGAGCTCGTCGCGATACACCAGCGGTTCACCGCTCCCTGTCTCCATGGCCGGCGGGTTCGACGCCGCGTTGCTGTCGCGGGTTCCCGCGGGCACCTACTCGCAGACGCAGGCCGCCGACCTCACCAAGGGTCTGGGCGACTGCTCAAGTGCCGTTGAAGACCTCGTAAACATCATGGACGGTATGCCGACGGCCGGCCGATCCATGGCTACCGGCAACGCCGCCGAGTGGCTGACCTCGCGTGGCTTCAAGTCCGGACTTAAAGACGGCGCGTTTAACGTCGCATTCAACGACACTCACATGCAGGCGACCCTCCCGGATGGCACCCCCTTTAACTGGGGTAGCGCCGAGTCCGCGGCGGCCGGCGGTGTGGGTGGCACTGGCGCGATGGATCCGGGGCTGACGCAGCGTTACTACCGGGACGTTAACGCGACGTGGGAGACCCTCGCGCAGAGTGGCGACGACCTTACAGCCGCTATGGATGGTAGGACCGCTGCCGAGCAGGCGCTCACCGATGCGAACGCCACCGAGGCTGAGCAGGCCGACATCGGCGGCTCGGAAGGCTCGTCGCTGGGCCAGTCGTTCGTTAGCGGGATGCTCGAGGCTATCGGCCTCGACGGTTCCGTTTTTAGCAACCCGTTTGAGTGGTCGAACGTGAAATCTGGTATGGCTCTGGCCAACTGGGGTGGCGGACTGCTTAAAGGCTTTATGGGTGGCGGCCAGGAGGACGGCGCAACCAGTGTTGGCGGCGGAATGGCCGGCGGCGCTCTGGGCGGTATCGGCTTACCGAATATCGCCGACTTCCTTAAGCCCTTGCCGGGTGGCTCGATTGAGCCGGCGCGGATGCCGGATGCACCGCACCAGGGCGGCGGACAGCCCGCGGGCCCGTCCGTTGTCGTCAACGGAAACGTGGGGATGGACCCGCGACAGTTCACACAACGTGTGGACGCAAAACAAAACCAGGCGTACCGCCAACACATTTCAACGGTTAGGCCAGGATGAGCCGCGAAGATAAGCTCCGGTTTGATCAGTGGTCGCGGTTTGATACCCGCCAAGAGGTAACGCTCGGTATCGACGAGTGGACCCGCCCCGACGGCTCGGTTATCTATCAGCCGGTGTCTGATCGTCACCCCGGCTGGCAGCGGTACACCTCGTGGAACGACCTCGGACCCTGGGGCCGGCAGTTACGGGCCCGGAAGACGAAGGTCGTCTACGTCTCCCCGGACGGTAATAGGCTGTGGAATCTGGCCGGTGACTGGGCCGGCAAAGAGGGTGTAGTCCTCGCCGAAAACCTCAGCGGTTCAATGCATATGCCCTTCGAGCAGCGGTACACGTCCGGCTCGTACGCTCTGGGCGAAGAGCTCGAGCGCACCGACTACCGCAAACGCGTGTTTCAGCTGGGCGTGATTCTCGCCCCGCACGTAAACCTGCTGGCGCGTAAACGGTTCCCCGATAACGAGTTCGCCTACCGCATGTTGGAGGAAAAATGGTGGAGCGATTGGCCGGAGAATCACCGCGCCCCCGCCGGCTATTGGGGCCAGTACACCAGAACGCACGGCTGGCGGTGGATCCGAGTTAGGCAGGGTGAGGCCAATGATCAGCCGCTCGCACTGGACCCCGTCGCCTATGGCAACAACGCGCAAAGTTGGGCTATGACTCTGCACGCAAGTTTCCCGTTCTACTCGAAGCGGCCGTATACCAAGCTGTGGGTTAACAACGAGGCGAACGCCCGCACCGCCGACGGCAACAACCTCGGCGTACTGAACTTGCCGAACCGCGGCGACTGGGACCAGTGGCCCAAGTACATCGTCGAGGGCGCCGGCATGGTCACCATTCAGGACGGCATCACCCCGCATATGGTGGAGCTGCCGGAGATATTCGAGTCCGACGGCGCCGTGCTGGTGGACACCGACCCGGCCAAGCGAACACTTACCGCGTCGACAGATCCGGCGGATAACGCGTTCTTCCAGTTGATCCGCAACAGTGAAATTCTCGATTATCTGCTGGGCGATATCACTAACGCGGACAGCGGGTTACCGGTTGGCCGGCGCATGCCGGGCGGTATCGGGTTTAGCTCTCCACTGCCGGCGAAAGCCAACACCACAGTTAGAGTTACGCACACCAACCCGCGCGGGAAGATCACCGCAATTGTCCCGCAGTGGTACAAGATGGGCTTTGCCTGATGGGTGGTTTCACCGCCCGGCCGGCTCGGCCCGAGGTGCGTCTCATCACCGAGGCCAACGACGCGGTCACGAAGTGGCGCCTACTCGACGCGCGCCGGCAACTGGTGCTGGACTCGAACCGGCAGCGCCCCCTAATCCGGCTGTGGGATAAGCGGTTCTCGTATCTGGGAACTGTGGTTTCTGAGCGTTCCGCGGAGTACGGCCGGCTGATGGACGACTCGGCAACGATAACGATGAGCCTCCCCTGGTCCGATTGGCTGGCCGATCTCGTCGCCCACAAAACCAGGGTCGAAGAGGACCTCCACATCACCGTGGACCCCAACCCGAACAACCGCACATGGCGCACACGGCTCGGCTACCGCGTGACCGCGGTTCGCGCGGTAAAAAATGAGGATGGCACTAAAACTGTTGAGCTTGAGGGAATCTCGCTCAGGGAACACGCCAAGCACCTCAGGATAGCTAGTACTCCCGTCTGCCCGCCAGAATTTCAGCCCATTAAACAGTTTTTCTGGTTGCAGAATCTCAGGTCCGGTCTGGCGTTTACGACGTTTATAAACTTGGCGCGGAACTATTGGCCGTTTCTGGCGGTGCCGATATCGCTGATGGATCCGATTAAGTGGGCGACGACCCGCGCCGGCAACATGAGCCCGCTGCACTGGCCGGTGCAAGTGCAGTTTGTGAACTCGCTGACCGACACGAGTCGAGTTGTGCCGATTGCCTCCCGGTGGGGCGACTTGCACAGCGTGGCGGAGCCGTTGATGGAGGATGCCGGCGTCTGCCTGGTGGACTACATCTGGCTGCCGGAGGACACGACGAGCCCGCACCCGGAGCTCGCCGCCATCATCGGTGAGGAGGCGGCCCGCCCCTCCCGCGCGTGCGTCGTTCTCGCTTTTGAAGACAAGAGCGGAATAGTTGGGATGACCGGTACGCCCATTGACGGCGTTCTTGATCTGATATCCGCCACCCTCGATGACACGATCACTGAGGTTCTGTTGCCGCGGGATGCTGACGGCGACGGGATAACAGATCCGTTCTTCCGGCAGCTTGTGGGCGCGGCACCAGATCAGCCGTCGCTGGTCTGGCGGGACTGTGAGTATTCCGGCCTGACTCAGAGTGAGCACAAGTTGCAGCGCGCCACCTCCCAGAGCGTGTACACCGGGGGGCAGAGCCCGACGTGGCTCAATCAGGGAATTCAGTTTGCCGTCCGCTGGGCTCTCGCACAGATCGACACCACCATTACCACCGGGACCGGCCAAGACCTGCAGATCCCGCTCACATCTGGACTGAACGAGGTCTATCAAGACCAGCTGGCAAACGTCCTAATCGCGTTCCAGAAGTTCACAAATCCGAGAACCGCTGTGTGGCTTAACGATTACGCCTTGCTTGAGGGTTTCGAAAACGGCAACGGCACCGCATACGTTATCTCCTCGGCTCTGACGTTGCGGCAGGGCTTGTACAAGCGCTCCCCGAAGGTGTCGTTTACGATGGTTGCCCGCGACGGTGAGCCCTGGTGTTATGGATACGACTTTACGGTCGGTGACCGTGGCCTCTTTGAGATCGACTCGATCTATTACGCCGAGCAGATTCGCGGGATGCGTTGGAGTTACAGCCCGGACAGCGCCGTTGCCTCAGAGATGATGATTGGCAAAGACGGCGAACGCGACCCGTTCGACGCCGGCATGAAAGCCCTAGCCGACGGCTGGAACGCCATTGGGACTCTCATTGGTGGCGCGGCGGTGGCAGAGTGACCGCCACTCAACCGGAGCTGTCGGCCGCAATGCGCCGACTGGTCGACGCGCTGCAGTTTATGCGCGGCCCGACGGGTGAAGTTCTCTATGTCGGCGACAAGGCGTTGCACATTGCGTGGCATCTTGCCCGCGCCGGTGCCGACGTTGAACCCGACCGGGCCGTCATTAAGCCGCGCACTATGCCGGCAGGGCCCGGCCAGATAGCTGGCATGGTTGATTGGGTGTCCGTCGACAGCCCCGACACCGACATCCCCGGCGCTATCACCGCGGTGGGGGAAATCCCCGACCCGGCAACACTTTACGACGCGCTGCCCTGGACCGTCCGCACTAAGATTGAGGGAGCTTTTTCATGACCGCACCTATCCCCGGCGACCCGGTTTACCTGGGCTCGTTTCTTGCCAACACCCACTGGTACGGCGTCGTGGGCGACGGCGATACGCCGGCCATGCAGGTTGCCACCATGGAGGCCGTCGGGCAAGACGCCGTGGTGTGCCTCGACGCGTTGAAGGGTGACAAAGGCGAGAAGGGCACCCCCGCCGATATCGTCCAGATGCAATACGACGTCCTCGTCACCAAGCCGTCCGACCTCCCACTCGATTTGAACGGCACGAGCGACGTCGGCAAGGCGTGGTGGATCGACAACCTGGTCTACGTGTGGACCGGCGACCACTATGAAGCCAAGGCCATGGGCAGCCCCGGCGTACCGGGCGAAACCCCACAAATCACCGTAACGACGGAACTCGTACCGCCGGAGGAAGCGTCAACGGTCGAGCAGAGCGGAACCACGCTCAACCCGATGCTCAATTTTAAGATCGCGGCACCGCGTGGGCCCGCCGGCCCGGCCGCCGCTATCCAACTTGCCGAGGACTACGACAACACGCTACCGCCGCTGAACGGTCAGGTGGTGACGTGGAACGGTGAGAAGGATCTGTTTGAGCCGTCGGACTTTCCGACCCGCCAGCCCAAGCTGTACTCGGTGCCGGAGGCAGCGTTTACCGACTTCACCGGCATGACTCAGCGGCAGAGCATCCTGAGTTTCACTGTGCCCCCGCAGGATTACGACTGGGTGCCT